CCTGGGTGGAGCATTGCTTTCTGCGATTCATGGTGTTACAGTAGAGAACACCTTGTATCAAGATGGTGAACAAGCAAATACATTCAAAGCATTTGATTCAACACAAGAAGAAGAAACTTACTCAATGGTTACTGCAAACCGTTTCTGGTCTCAGATCTTCGGTATTGCGTTTAGTAATAAGAGGTGGCTTCATTTCTTTATGTTGTTTGTTCCTGTTATGGGTCTTTGGACAAGTTCCATCGGTATTATTGGTCTTGCTCTCAACCTTCGTGCTTATGACTTTGTTTCACAAGAACTGAGGGCAGCAGAAGATCCAGAGTTTGAAACCTTCTACACCAAGAATATTCTCTTGAATGAAGGTCTTCGTAATTGGATGGCAACTGTTGACCAACCACATGAAAATTTTGTATTCCCTGAGGAAGTTCTTCCACGCGGTAATGCACTGTGAACCATTATCTTGCTTTTGTATGGGGTGTGTGCTTCTCCCTTATTGCGGGGGGAGCCTTCGCTCTGATGTGGTCTAATATTCGTGACATCAATAAAATGATGGATGAACCACCTAAACCACGTCATCCAGAAGCACCTGCACCTGGTGATGAAGTTATGTACGTTGATCTTTCTAGAGAACGACTAGAAGAACTTTACAGCGAAGATGATTTGTGATACACTAAGGGGGTTAATTGCCCTCTTTTTTTATGATTGGGAAACTAGATCCAGATGAAAATGTTATGGACGAAACCATTGCAAGAAATAGAAAAGCAGCAGCAGTTATGAAGACTGTTTCTAGCAAATTGTCAGATACAATTGCAACACTGGGTTGGGATTGTTATGATGATGTTGAAATTGAAATTGGTGGAACATCTGTTTCTGGTATTGATGTGGGTGAAGAGTATAACAAGAAGTGGCAATCACCTTTAGGTACTCGCAAATATAACAAAGATGCATTCATCATCATTAAGAATCAATCTCGTCGCGACCTAACCAAATCACAACCTTTTCCAGAAGGTGAATTTAATCCCAAACATAAATAATCTTTAAAATATTTTTTTAATTATCATGACATTTACCGTATACTCAAGGAATGGTTGTCCTTATTGCACAAAGGTTAAACAAGTCCTAGAATTGGCTGAATTGAAGCACGTTGTTTATAAACTTGGCACTGACTTTGACAGAACTGAGTTTTATGATAAATTTGGTCAAGGATCAACATTTCCACAAGTAATCCTTGATGATAAAATGATTGGCGGATGCACTGAAACTGTTAAGTATTTGCGGGAGCAAAATTTAGTCTAATGGAACAAAACCTCATCGACATCTATGATCTTATTGAACATGCAATCGATAATGCCTTTGAGGGACAAATGAATTTAAAGTTTTATGATTATCTCAAGGCAACTAAAACTAAAAAGCATGAGATTGATGCTTTCATTGAAAGCACCACAGCTGCAGAGATTAGTGATCTTACATTAGAACTTGATGAATATCTCAAAGGTGGTCAAGATAATGAGCACAAACAATTGCGTGAAGGGTATGGACATATTCCAAAACCACAAGCAAGAAAAATTAAAAATTATTTGTATGGCATTTTAGAAGATGCCTGGAAGTATAGTAATGACAGAAAACCTGGAAGACGCAAAAAGCAAACTAAATAATTCAGAGCCTGAAATAAATCGGGGCATTGAATTAATGTTACGTAATAGGAGGAAAAAACCACCAGAAAAACCAAAAACTTTTCAAGTAAAGTTTGGTAAAATGGTCACCCTCCTTCGTAGAGAGATTGTTTTACATCTGAACTTTTACTTGGACATCAGGAAAAAATAAACTCTCTGGAGAAAGAAAGATGTTAGCAGTAACTCTCACCATCAGCACACTTGTTTCAATCATGATGTTTTTTGTAGGAGGTGTGGTAGGATGGTTGGCAAAAGAACATGTATATACTAGTAATGTTGCATATACACATCCAGAGATGTTTGATGAAAATGGGAATGTTTTCCCCGACGAAATTTTAGCAGTGAGATTCGAAAACGATTATGACTACGACGAAGAAGAAGACGACAACAACTAAATCAAAGTCTACTAGAACTATCAAGGTTGAAACTCTCCCGACAAACCCGTTTGTATTTGAGATTTTAGAACTTGCATCAAAGCAAAGATCAATTGCAAAGAAAGTTGAAACATTAAAAACTTACAGTCATCCATCATTAAAGTCTATTTTTATTTGGAACTTTGATGAGACGATAGTTTCTTTACTTCCTGAAGGTGAAGTGCCTTATGCAGAAGCTGAAGATCAATCTGTGTATTCTGGAACACTTTCTGAAAACTTGAAAAAGGAAGCCTACGGTGGTGAGTCTGCAACAGGTCAAGACTTGGATGGCAGAGGACGCACATCACTTCGTAATGAATATGTAAACCTCTACCATTTTATCCGTGGTGGAAATAATTCTCTCACAACTATTCGTAGAGAAACGATGTTTATTAATCTTCTCCAAGGTTTACATCCCAAAGAAGCAGAAATTTTGATTCTAGTGAAGGATAAAAAATTGACAGATAAATATAAAATATCTTTTGATTGTGTAAAAAAAGCCTATCCGGATATTCAGTGGGGAGGTCGTTCATGACAGTAGCTGTACAAGAAAAAGAAACCGACATGCCAGATTTTGGAGCAGATAAAGTACAAATCAATCCTTCTGATTACTGTTGCCAGATTCTGCAAGAGAAAACTACTCTTGAAGCAGCAAATGATAAGTCTCTTCCAAATGATGCCAGACTTATTTGGTACATTGTAGATGGTGTAGAGCACATTGATCTCACTCGATGCAGAAAAACTGTAGAGTTGTTTGATATGTACTATGATAAGTATGGTCCTGGAGCAGTTCAAAAGATTGGCTTTGGGTTTGGAACAATGAATCCCAAACTCTGGGGAAATAAATCAAAAAATGATAAGAAAAGAAAATGAATGATAAGCATCTTAGAGATCAAATAAACTCTTTAATCCGAGATGAAATTCAAGAAGTAATTAATGATTATGTTGATGAAAAAGAATCTGAAGTAGAGGCATCAAAACAAAGTGGACTTGGTTTTGTCGATAAGGAATCAGATGTAAATGAATTGAGAGTCAATATATCTAAAGATCAAGTTGATCAAATCCTTAAGGAATATAAGAAAATTAAAAAGAATGAAAAATCAAATTTAACTCAGATCAAGAAACTTGGGTTAGTTGATAAACACGGCCGACCATTGAATTGACAACTTGATTAAATAGTATTATGATCGTTAGCATGTATTATTATTATCATGTATAAACCATATTCACCTGAGTGGCACAGGTATAGATACTTAAAAGAGGCAATTGACAAGTATCTTGATGATTATGTTGACAATCAAGTAATTGTTAATGATATTTTAGATATTGTATGTGTTCGTCAAGAACGAGCACATGCAGAGTATCACAAATTAGAAGACCTCGAATTAAAACTGCGGGACTAATATGCTATCAACTCAATACAGACTAAGGTTAGAGTCTATTTGTAGATGCATCGCAAACAAAGAACAAGTGCCCTTGGAAGATATGATTTGGGCAGAGAAACTTGCTAAAGCACACACCCTTGCAAGAGATTGGCTTCAAAAAGCAAGACGACAAGCCTCTCAAAATATTGAGGAAGGTAGTATGGATGATTTTATGAATAAGATGGGACTAGGAGACCCCGACCCATCTAATCATAAAACGGGGTTTGATGGTGCAGATGAGATTGTAGATTGGTTTCAGAGAGATAAACCTGATGATTGGAGGCAACGTGACTGAAAAAATCACACCTGAGACATATGAAAAGATGAATGAAGAGTTTGAGGAAGAAGGTCTTGCCTTCCGAATTATTGTCCCTACACAAAAAGAAATTGATGACTGGCAAAAAGGTAACCGAGCTGAACATAGTAAATAACTTAGTGGAAAAGATTGCTGAACTTTTGAATGCAGAAGTTCATCATTCCCTTTTAGTTGATCATAAAGGTCAAGAACAAAGAAAAATCTCAATTATCTATAAAGACTAATGGCAGCAGTAATTTATAGCAACGGTAGTCAAGAGTGTCAGCGTATGGCAGAACTCTTGGAATCATTGGGTGGTGATTTTTTGGAGTATAAATTGAATCACCACTTCACCCAAAAAGGATTTGAGGCAGAGTTTGGTAAAGATGCTGAGTATCCTCAAGTTAATATTGGGTTTAAGCACATCGGTAGTATGAAAGAAACTCTCCAGTACATGAGTGAGAAAGGTATGTTTTTGTAAACTGTATTATAAGTTACAAAACTACTTGACTATATAATGTGTTCGGTCTATAATGGCCATACGTTCATCCAACATGTTAGCACTACTGTTGGCACTGAATCTTGCCCATCATGCAGACGGCACTCCTTATGGATGGCATATGTCGTGTGAAAGGTTCCTCCAGAAACGAGTTGAAGTCCTTATGGACGACAACTTGGATCGTCGTACAAAATATAACCTTATAGGTTATTTTAGAACGAAGGTTGATGGAAAGTGTGATAGTGTGCTAACATAGGACGCAAGTAAGTCGCGGAACGGAGCGTTCATCCCATGTTATTTAAATTGTTACTTTATTCTGGTATTGTTTGTACTGATGCTGCTGAGATAATCAGTCGTATTGATACTAATCAGAATATGGAAAATCAAGTCAAGGTTGAGCTTATTGAAGTAATTCAAGAAGCAACACCTGAATGTAACTGGGACGCAAACGACTGAAGGAACGGGAGTTAATTCACCCTAGTATTTCAGGAGTAAAACAAATGAACACCCTTACACTCATCAAAAAGCAAATCGACAAGGCAGCAGCATTGCACGACGCACAAATCCATGTTACTAAGTATCGTGGAGTTGATTGCAAAGTGCATGAGGCACCTGAGGAAACTCACGGCACCTACTGCTATCGTGGTCGCACTTACGTAAAGTGATATGGAAGCACTACAAATTGCTGGGATCGTATCCCTTGGTTCTGTAGCATTCCTTTCATTGATATATGGAGAGATTAAAGTTCTCACCAAATAATACGAGAGAGGTTGAGAAACCTCTCTTTTTTTATACCTATGTAAAAAAGAAAGAAAAGTTTAATAATTTTTGTGTAAATCAGCACATTTTTCATATATAGTGATAGAATTGGAGAATAGTAAAGTGGTCTGAAAAAAAATCGACTTGTATTATGAGTTGAAAAACTAACTATTGGAGGACATTATGCATAATCTATTATCGCATAATCAATTAGCTGGATGGAAACAAAGTGTAGTGAGATTGGGAAAAACATTAGACAAAAGTATGGAGGAATCTGATTTACTTAATGATTATTACAATTGCTTAATCGAGTGTGATAACGACCAAGCAACATGTAAACGAGTATGTCGGGAGATTTTAAAATAGTCTTTAAGGAGGGTTGACTACCCTTCTTTTTTTGTCTATAATTAGCTCTGTCAGCGATAATAACCATGGAAAAAGAAAAGCTCAAGCTGATTGTCAGAAACCTTGAGTCTCTAGTAGAATGTCTAAAGTCAGAGGTATACTCTGATGTAGATGCATACAAACCAATGGAGTACGATCAAATCGCACCACACATTTCAGATTACGACGAAGTATTTTATGACGATGACGGATACCCTGACTAAACTTATCAGCGTAACACCTGATGCAGAGAAGCACATGGCTTATTGTGCTCGTGTCTCTAACCCCAATAACCAGGAGAATGAGAAGTTCTCTGGACTGCTTAAGTATTGTGTGAAGCACCAGCACTGGAGCATCTTTGAGCAAGCATTCATGACCCTGGAGATCAATACTACCAGGGGGGTAGCGGCTCAAGTGCTCCGGCATCGTAGTTTCACATATCAAGAATTTTCACAACGCTATGCTGACTCTTCCCTACTCGCGGAGACGATCCCTCTACCTGAACTACGGCGTCAAGACACCAAGAATCGTCAGAATTCTATTGATGATATTGACCCGTTTGTCCGTCAAGAGTTCCAGATCAAAATGCAAAAGCACTTTGACGAGGGAATGAAACTCTACAAAGAAATGCTTGATGCTGAAATTGCAAAGGAGTGTGCTAGGTTCGTTCTGCCACTAGCCACGCCCACTAGAATCTACATGACGGGTTCTGTGCGTTCATGGCTTCATTATATCGAATTGCGCTCTGCAAACGGCACACAGAAGGAGCACATGGACATTGCTCTAGGTGCAAAGAAGATTTTTATCGAACAGTTTCCTGCCGTTGCAGAAGCAATGGAATGGATTTAATAAATACTAGAAAAGGATTGAACGTTTATGCCAACGTACCCCGTTATTAATAAAAAGACGAAAGAAACAAAAACTCTCAATATGACCATGAAGCAGTATGCTGAATGGAAAGAAGAAAACCCAGAGTGGGATAAGGACTGGTCACAAGGATGTGCTGGAGTAGATACAGAGTTTAGGTGGACAGGAGAAGCAAAGTCTAGCGGTTGGAATGAAGTTCTGGACCGTGCATCCAAACAACCGGGTGCCACGGTTCGGAAAAACCGCGACTACTCCTTCTAAATCTAAACTCAACTTATGCCCGCAAAAAGAAAGACTCAAACACCAATTGTCCCATTTGGGATGAGTACCAAGCATATGAAAAGAAAGAAACCGATCAATTTAGATCTTATCAAACAAATAGAACCCCTGACTCAGAATCAGGAGGAACTTTTTAGATGTTATAAGAATGATCAAAATCTAGTTGCTTATGGATGTGCAGGTACGGGTAAGACTTTTATTACCCTGTACAATGCCATCAGAGATGTCTTAGATGTAAAGACTCCATATGAGAAAATCTACATCGTCAGGTCGCTTGTGGCCACTAGAGAGATTGGTTTTCTTCCTGGGGATCATGAAGACAAGTCTTCACTGTATCAGATTCCATATAAGAATATGGTGAAGTACATGTTTGAGATGCCAACAGAAACTGATTTTGAAATGCTTTATGGCAATCTCAAAACTCAAGGAACAATTAGTTTTTGGTCTACAAGCTTTATTCGTGGCACAACTCTTGACAATGCTATTGTTATTGTTGATGAGTTTCAGAACTTGAACTATCACGAACTTGATAGTATAATTACGAGGATTGGTGAGAACAGTAAGATTATGTTCTGTGGTGATGCTACTCAATCTGACTTGGTAAAGGATAGAGAAAAGAATGGCATTGCTGACTTCATGAAGATTCTTCGAGTCATGCCTTCGGTTGACATTGTTGAATTTGGAGTAGAAGATATCGTTCGTTCTGGTCTTGTTAAAGAATATCTACTTGCTAAAATGGAAATGAATCTATGAGTTTTATTCATCATAATTATCTCGGTGATCTTGAACTAAACAAAAAAGAACAACAAGGCATCCGTCTCTATAACCTTCCAAATGGAGACTGGGTGCCTTCTATTACGTCTGTCACTTCTTTCTATAATCGACAGATTTTTGTTGACTGGCGTAAGCGTGTTGGTATTGAAGAAGCAAATCGTATTACTAAGAAAGCCACTACCCGTGGTACTGACTTTCATGAAGTAGCACAAGATTATTTGTTGAATAAAGAACTTGATTGGAATAATTATCTTCCAGCATCTAAGTTCATGTTTTATCATTTGAAACCAGAACTAGATAAGATAAATAATATTCACGCAATCGAACGTACTCTTTACTCTGAGTACCTTGGACTAGCTGGTAGAGTTGACTGCATCGCAGAGTACGAAGGAGAACTTGCAGTCATTGACTTTAAAACATCTGAAAAGATTAAACCTGAGAAGTGGATTGAAAACTACTTCGTCCAAGAAATGTTCTATGCGGCTGCATATTATGAATTGACAGGAATCCCGATCAAAAAACTTATCACTTTGATGGTTACTCCTGGTGGTGAAGTCAAAGTATTTGACAAAAGAAACAAAGGGGATTATATTAAATTATTAGTTCGGTATATTAAAGAATTTGTATCTCACAATCTTAGGTCAGAGAATGGAGAATGAACTAGAAAAAGTATTAGAAAGTAAATTCTTTTGTCCTTCTCGGTTTGCACAGGAAATTGAATCAATTGTTCATGAAACTGATGGTATGAGTTATATTGATGCCATTGTTTACTTCTGTGAGCAGAATAAAATTGATTTGGAATCAGTTCCTAAATTGATCTCAAAACCTTTAAAGGAAAAGATCAAATATGAAGCAATGGAATTAAACTTTCTCAAGAGAAGTTCAAGAGCAAAACTACCATTATAATGAATGATGCCTTTTGATGCATATAAATGCTACCTGTCTTTAAAGAATCACTTCACTAAAGACAGTTATGATTATCACAAATACTGTGGCAAGAGTAGAGCAACTGTTCAATCTTTCTATAAAAGAAAGGATAGATTTTGGTTTGAAAAATTAGCCAGAAATAAAGATGATAGGGAAGTTGTAGAGTTTTTTGTATCTAACTTTATCACCTGCACTGATCCAAGTAAGCTTTGGATAGGAGAAATGGTAAGAGAAGGTGAGGGTAGATATATGTCATGGAAGAAAAGAAATCAATCACTTTCTTACATCTTTAAGGAAGAGGTTGAAAGTGTCCTATCAAATCAAAAGATTGATACAGTATTTTCACCAAAGAAAGGCCATCCAATCATTCTTAAAAAATATCTAAGTGATGAGATATCTGCCGAAACTATGGTAATCCTTGATAAAATTCTTGGATTCCGTCAGGACTTTGATGACAAATTAAGTGATCCTGTGTGGGAAACCGTCAGTATGAGAATTAAAAAATATTCTCCATTCCTAAATATCGATGTATTCCACTATAAAAAAATCCTAAAACAGGTTGTATTAAGTAAATGAGTTTTTTCGATTCTGATGTAGTCCGTGCAGAAATGACGGAAATAAGTGAGTTGCAAGAAGATGTTTATCGTAACGTCTTCAAGTTCCCCTCTATGAATAAAGAGGAGAAAAAGTTTCATGTAGGTATGTTGGAAAGACTTCTTGATAAACAGAGAATTCTTTATACTCGTCTGAGTTTATCAGACGATCCTGAAGCAAAGATGATGAAGGATCGCATTGTCGAATCCGCAACTATGATGGGTCTTCCACCCGATTCTGATATGAATACTGTCTTCAGTAACATGTCAAAAATGCTTGAAGTGATGAAGGATCAGATTGACAAGACTGGTTCTGACCTGTAGAATACTGGGGTACACACAAGCCAAATCCAATTAATCCAAAAAAATCCTATGTCTTTCGCAAATCTTAAAAAGCAATCTTCTCTTGGTTCCTTGACTTCCAAACTGGTCAAGGAGGTTGAGAAGATGAACAATACTGGTGGCGGTGGTGATGACCGTCTCTGGAAACCAGAAATGGATAAGTCTGGTAATGGTTATGCAGTTATCCGTTTCCTGCCTGCTCCTGATGGAGAAGAACTTCCTTGGGCAAAGATGTACTCCCATGCCTTCCAAGGCCCTGGTGGTTGGTACATTGAAAATTCTCTGACTACGATTGGTCAGAAAGATCCCCTTGGTGAGTACAATCGTGAACTGTGGAACAGTGGCAGCGATGCAGATAAGGACACTGTTCGTAAGCAGAAGCGTAAACTGTCTTATTATGCCAACATCTATGTTGTAAAGGATGCTGCTAATCCTGGGAATGAAGGTCGTGTCTTCCTCTATAAGTTCGGTAAGAAGATCTTTGATAAGATTATGGAAGCAATGCAACCTGAGTTTGAAGATGAAACGGCAATCAATCCTTTCGACTTCTGGCAAGGTGCTAATTTCAAACTGAAACTGAAGAAGAAGGATGGTTACTGGAACTATGATGCTTCTGAGTTTGATCGTCCTGGTGCTCTTCTGGATGATGACGATGCAATGGAAGCTATCTGGAAGAAGCAGTATTCACTGACTGCTATCACTGCTCCAGATCAGTTCAAGTCTTATGAGCAACTTGAAACTCGTCTCAAGGCAGTCCTTGGACAAAAAACTTCTTCACGTCCTCGTTTTGATGAGGAGACTGCTAATGAAGATAATGATCGTGGTTCTTATTCTCCCGACTTCTCTTCACGTTCTCAGAAGTCTGAACTTCCTGAAGAACTGAGTCAGCAATTGAGCAGTTTGAGTTCTTCAAAATCTAATTCTAGTGAAGATGAAGATGATGCACTCTCATATTTCCAGCGTTTGGCTGAAGAGTGATTATTCATAAAGTCTAATATTATCAGCACGCTTAAGGGTTTCACTCACATATTGAGTGGAACCTTTTTTATATGTCATCATTTCTTCCAAGTCATCGGTGACAATGTTCAGATATTCTGGTTTCAATATGTAGATATTTCTTTTTTTATTTTCAAGTTCTTCTTCATATTCATAGTTTGTTACTGGAACTGCAATGTTTCCGGTATCAATTACAAATCCATCTTTAGGTGTTGCAATTTCACCCTCTGGTACATCTTCAAGTGGTGAAGTATCAAAAGTAAGATCGTGATATGTGAAACTAAATGGTGATTGAACTCTAACTCCTGCTGGCATTATAACTGTTCCTGAAGAATCCTTAACTTCTGTTGTTACGTAATGATGAACTCCATTATAAAGAGTATTATAATCCCCATACTTTTCAAGAAGGTGACTGTCAAAAACATTTTGTGGAAGAGGCCATTCAGATTGAATGTTAATAATATTATTTGATACTAAAACAACCCAATCTAATGTTGGATCATTGTAAATTTCTTGTGCAACATTATCTGGTCTATCATCACCTTTGATATCATATTTGGTAAAGAATACTGTATTCTGAAAGATGTCTTCTCTTAGAGCACCTTTTTTAAATAAATTTTTGACTTTTACGTAGTCTGATATTTTAGCATCGGGAAGTCTGCTAACGTATTCGAAATCTGGAAGTCTTCTGAAATAGTTTGACATTTTTAGTATCCTATGTTGCCGTCTGCTTTGCCATGATCATCATTAAATATTGGTTCAAGTTCTTGGAAGGTTAGGTTGACTTGGTAAGAAACCATTGCACCTGTATGGAAAGTTGCGTATTGACCTTCTGGTGTATATTGAACAGCACAATTTGTTAATGCACATTCTTTAAATCTATTTAAGTAAATGTGATCTTGGTTTTGATTCTTATATGTAAGTCTAAATGTATGTGGTGCCTTCAAAAATAAATTAGATTTTGATCTAATAGGAGACATCCCTTGTTTAAAAAATCTTATGATGTCTCTTATCATATCAGATTCAGGAGCACTTCTTGCAGAAAATTTAAATGAAAAACCAAAACTTCTTAGTTGAGGTCCCAGGAATAATAATTCCATGTTGGGATTTACAACAGCACCTTTAGTTCTTGATAAAAAGTTTTGTGTTCCAAGTGCTTGATTGACTAGACCTCCTACGATCATCTCCTCAACCTCACCAGAATTGTTTGCAGCAGACTGTGCTGTATTGCCAGCAGTATCTACAGCTGCACCTAAACCTTGTGTCATACCTGTTTTTGCTATATTAGCAAGTGCAGATTTCACTGGATCCATCTGATCCATGTTCCAATTTGCAGTATTCTGATCTTGAATGCCTGCAGGAATTGGTAGCATTACTGTTCCTATTATATTACTATTGGAACCATCTGTTATCGCTCTTCTATCCTGGAAAGTATTTCCGAATTGTCCTGTACCCATAGCTTTAGGACTATATTTCACCATATCAATTTTTAGAATATCTTGAAACTCAGGATTTAAAGTTAATGGATATATTAAATCCTTTCTAAAATCATCTCTTGTTTCCTCATTCTGACTTTTGAGATCTGATTCTGGTGCTTCTGTTGTAGAATCTTCATCCTCTTCTGTCTTTGCATCATTGCCACCTCCACCACCTGCATTATCAATTGCCTCATCAGTAGTATCATCTATTGAACTTTTCTTTGCTTGATCTCCAGCTTGTTTAGTTTGCTGTTTTACCTCTCTGCTCAATTTAGAGTTTGGATCTTTTAATGATTTCTTTTCTATTGCTGAGGCCGTAGGTAGTACTGTATCGTTAGTAATCTTACCATCTTTATCTGTAGTAACTTCTGAAATTTTTACAGAATTTCCTCCATTTGCATCAACTCTGAAGGTTTCTCTCTTAACACCACCACCTGCAAGAGTAGTGACTTGGGTCTTATAATGATTTGTTACACTAGAACCCTTACCACTACGCCTCTGTTGGGCGTTTCCTGTATATGTTTTTATTTTGCTTATACCGCTAGTTGCAGATGCCATTAGATATGGTTCTTTTTTACTTATTTAGTACACGTTTCTCATAATCTAGTGATAACAAATCATCAAGTTCATCTTTTCCTACAACGTAAACCTGAGTTCCCAACTCTTCCCAAGTGTATTGTCTATACTTTCTAAGATGAAAATTTATACCACGAAATCCCCATCGAAGTACTTCAGTTACTGCAACTAGTGGGTGTTGGTCATACTCGATGTTAGGAGTCTTTGCATAATATTTAAAGGTACAAAAGTTTCCCTCTTCGGGAATTGGTGCTACAGTATCATTCAAGGCATACATGATTAACTCCATTCTGTCATCAATATTCTTCTCAGATTGAATGTCAAATCTTACGGGTTCGATACGATTCATTTGATACCTAGTTCGTCTTCCGTGATTATTTTAAATTCGATTTTTCTGTCCGCACAAAACTCAACTGCAGCTTTCCACTTTGCTTGATTGACTGCATATGTTTTGCATTCATATAGGTATGATTTTGTTTGTCGTTGTCGTTTTTTAGGTGGTACAGTTTGTTTTTTTGGTTTAACCTCAATTACATATGTCTTAATTCTTCCTGTACTTTCTTTGACTTTCATGATAAAATCTGGAAAGTACTTATGAATACGATTATCAACAGGTGAAACATATGGGATATAAAATTCTTCACTTCCCCACTGAAGAACATTCTCATTTAAGTCACAATACCTACAAAATTTTCTTTCCCAACTACTTCTGCATATAATATTATTTGAATCACCTTTATATTTGCTGGGATATGATGGGTGGTATTTACTTTTAATACTTTCTGCCATACATAATATATAAGGTCAAAAACTATTTATAGATGCCTACTCCAAAGCGCATAGCCGATATCAAATCTGCACTATTACATCCCGCAACAACTTCTCATTTTGAGGTTGGGATTGGTCTTCCTAAAAAACTAACAAGTGGTGGGTTTTTATCTGATAATGGAATTAATTTGACAACAACCAACCTTGATAGATTGAACTTAATGTGTTGTGATGCAACACTCCCAGGTTCTAACCTGGCAACACTTGAAGTTACTGGTGATTTTCATGGGGTCACTGAAAAACATGCATATAGAAGAATCTATGATGATAGGATTGATTTAACTTTTTATGTTGATGCTGATTTTTATTTGCCAATTAGAGTCTTTGAAACTTGGATGAAGTTTATTTCACAAGAATCTTCAGAGAAACCTCAACCAGAAAGAGGAAACATTACATCAGCATATGACAATTATTTTTATAGATTTCAGTATATTGATGAATATTCTGCAAGTGGATTGCATGTCACTAAATTTGAAAAAAGTAGTTATGGTAAAGGTCAATACTTGAGATATGATTTTGTGAAATCATATCCAATCAGCATATCTTCTATGCCTGTTTCTTATGAATCTTCCAATCTTTTAAAATGTACTGTTTCCATGGCATATATTAGATATGTTTTAAATAAGGTAGCTGATCCTGGAGCACCAGGAAATCCATCAACCCCAATAGAACAAGCGGGATATAATGATGGTTTTGCATCAAATTCAGAGTTCTTCAATCAAGATGATGCTTACCAAGTTGCTTGGGGAGCTTCAGGATATACAGGAAGTCCCGATAGCAAACATACGAAATTTGCTAGATCGATGCAAGCTAAACTTAGTGGACAGTTTGATCCAGAACATGCTTCTCAGTTTGATTAAATCATCCGGTTAAGTATCTAAATAATCACATCTGAAATACACTATAGGACATTATGCCTTTACCAAAAATTTCTACACCAACTTATGAACTTGAATTGCCATCGACAGAAGAAACAATTCGATATAGGCCGTTTTTAGTTAAAGAAGAAAAACTTCTTGTAATTGCACTGGAGAGTGAAGACAATAAGCAAATTACAACAGCAATTAAGGCAGTAATTAAAAATTGTATTTTAACTAAAAATATTAAAGTTGAAACCCTCCCAACATTTGATATTGAATTTTTGTTTTTGAATATTCGTGGTAAATCTGTTGGAGAAGAACTTGAAGTTAATATTATTTGTCCAGATGATGGAGAGACACAGGTTCCTGTAAAAATCAATCTTGATGATATTGAAGTTCAAAAAAGTAAAGAACATACAAATCGTATCAAGGTTGATGATAAGATCATGATGGAAATGAAGTATCCATCTCTTGATCAATTTATCAAAAATAATTTTGACTTTGATAACAAAAACGCAATGGATCAATCCTTTGAATTGATTGGTTCTTGTATTGATAAGATTTTTACTGAAGAAGAAGTGTGGACTTCCAGTGATGTTTCTAAAAAAGAAATTAATGAATTTCTTGAATCAATGAACTCTTCTCAGTTCAAAAATATTGAAACATTTTTTGAGACAATGCCAAAATTATCTCATACAATTAAAGTTAAGAATCCAAAGACAAAAACTGAAAGTGAGGTTGTTCTTGAGGGCTTAGCATCTTTTTTCGCATAAGCATGGTCCATATGGATCTTGAGAATTATTTTCGTCTCAATTTCTCCCTGATGCAGTATCATAAATATTCTTTATGGGAGATAGAAAATATGATACCATGGGAAAGAGATGTTTATATTGCTTTATTGCAGCAACATCTTGAAGAAGAACGGTTAAATCAACAGCAGCAGATGAGCAATGCAAACTTCTAAGGACTTAAAGGACCTAGACGTACAATTTAAAAAGATATCCATCTCTGCTGAAAAATTTGGGAGAGGAACTTTTACGGGTTCTTCAAAAAATCTTTCAAGTATTCATAAGAATATAAGTAGTCTTGCTGGACACACAAGAAAACTTGTTGGTCGTGTTAGTGAGATAGAAAAGAAGTCAAATATTAATTCTAAAAAAATTACGAGTCTTAAAACTACATCTAAGACTCAAAGTGGTAGAATAAGTGGTGCAGATATTGGATCAAAATTACCTGGTGGTAGTGGTAAAAATGTAGAAGAAAATATTTCTACAATTTCAAAATCAGTAGATTCTATTGCAAAAATATTACTAGGAAGGAAAAAACTTTCTGCCAAACAAGCTGAAAGCGAAAGAAGAAAAAAAGAGAAAGAAAAGAGAGCACTTGCTGAAAGCAAATTAGAAAAAGCATTTCAGGGTATTGCTAATACAGCACAAAAAATTATACAACCTGTTAAAAGTATTCTTGATAGAATACTTGAGTTTATTGGAACCATTATTTTTGGTAGAATATTAGTTAAAATTATTCGATGGTTCGGCAATCCTCAGAATAGAGAAAAACTTAATTCAGTCATACGTTTCTTTAAGGATTGGGCTCCTCAACTTTTATCTCTTTATATTGTATTTGGAACGTCTCTTGGTAGGTTTGCTAGGGGATTGGTTGGTTTACTCATAAAGAGTACCATTAAAATTGGTGCATTGGCGACTAAACTTGCAGTAAAAGCAGGTATTGGTCGTGTTGGTGGTAAGTTATCTAAGGTAAGTAAATTTCTTGGCGGCAAGAAAGGACAACTTCTTGGTGCTGGATTAGAAACTTTATTTGCTGTTGGTAGCACTGTAGCTATAGGTAATGCTCTTAAAGGTGATGGTGGTGGCGGAGAGGCCGGACAAACAAAAATACAAAACTTTAATGGTGGTGGTTATGTAAAACCACGTTTTCCTTCATTCTCTGGTGGTGGATTTAATTTTAAAGGTATGATGGGTGGCGCTTCTATGGGCGCTATGTTTGGTCCTCTTGGAATGCTTCTTGGAGGTGGCAAATCAAATGGTTTTGTCAGCGGCGAGAAGGGTGTAGACAAAGTTCCTGCCATGTTGAGTGATGGCGAATTTGTCATGTCTCGTGGTGCTGTTGATAAGTATGGAGTTGGCACACTAGAAGCAATGAATGCTGCTGGTGGCGGAACAAACGTACCAAAGATTGTAAGTGGAACAACTTATGCTGCTGGTGGTGGATATATTGGTGATGCTAGAAAAGCATTAATAGACATTGGCAACTATTTTAGTTCTCAAGGAATCAATCTACAAGATCCACGTACTTGGGGTGGAGGTGGTGGCTTTAGAATGCCAAATATTTCAGGCATTAAAATACCAAGAGAATTTGGTGGAGGCACTCTTGGTGGTCTAGGAAATCAAATTACTCAAAGTGCAAGTGGAGTTCAAACTTATATTCAAGACACTTTTAAAAAGTTAAAATCAGATCCAAGAGTTCAAGATATTTCAAAAGCTGTTGGAGATATACAAAAAAAACTTGTAAAAAGTGGATATTTGAACGAAGATGGTCAACTGTCCGGTGCAGCAAAAAACCAAGCAACAAACTTTTTAAGTGATTTGCTTCCAAATTTGCCTTTTGTTAATAGCTTGAATAAGATGAAAACTGAGTCTTATTTAAAATCTATTGGAATATCAAAAGAAAACGCAAAGTATGGTGATCTAGCGGCTCAAGCTATGATTACTGGTAAGTCTGGAATTGAGAGTGCATATAATATTGGTGAAATGCAACTCAATAAGATGAGTAAGGAAAGTAAAAAAGTATATATGGATATTTTGAAACAAAAAATGTCTGCAGGAACTTTGAAGAGTGGTGATGTTATTAATCCATATGCCAAAGTTGACAAGACTGATCCAAGATATAGAGAACAAGGTAGTGTAAGATTTTATGTTGATCCAAAGACAGGAAAAGGATATCTTTTGGATACTTATGGATTTGATCCTGGAAAGGTTGATCTTGGTGGACCTGGATCAGATGCTCAAAGGCAATATGAAAAGCAAGTAGCATCCTTCCAAGATGAAAATAAAAAGTTAAAGTTAGGCCCACTTGATATTCCACTTGGACAAATTGCTAAAAAGTTAGATTTGAGACCAATGCAAGATGCTACCGAGGGTGGAGGTCTTCCTCAATATATTCTTGCACTTAGAAATAAATTATTTGGTTATGATGCTGCGAAAGAGGGTGGAGGATTAGATCCAAAACGATTTAAATCAAAGGCACAAATTGATGAACTATCAGAACTTGGTGATCTCAAAAAGTTTGCAGCACAACTTAGCCCAACCCAAAAAAGATTAGTTGATGAAAAGTTGAAACAAGAAAAAACTGAACAAGAAAGAAAAAAACAGGCAGAGATAAAAAATCAAAAAGCACTTGAAGCAAAACGTCCTTGGTGGGATAAGGCTGGATGGTTCGGTGGTGCTAGTGCAGAGATGAAACGCCAAGCCGAAAATCAACAACCAGCACAAATTAAAAAAGATCCACCAAAAGTTCCGAGTATTACTCCATCACCTAAACCTAAACCAAAAGTTACAGTTGTAAAATCATCTTCTAAGAGGTCTAGATATTCTCAGGGTGCTAATGCAGCTCCAAAGACTCCGAATTTTGGTGCAACTAGTCCTGCTAGTACTGCAAATAGAAAACAAAGACAAAAACTCTTTGGTATTTTCTGAGGTATAACAAATGGCAATAACTTCAAGCAAACTTTTAAACAAATCTACAGCGGAAACTAATCAAAAATTAGTTCTTTCTGGATCATCTGGAGTTGTTTTATCACAAAAATCTGTTAAGAATATTGCATCTGTTAAAGTAAATGTAATTAAGATTGAAAAAATCTTAAAGGGAACTCTTGCATCAGAGAAGAAATCACTTGATCTTGACAAGAGAGAGCAAAGTAAAAAGAGAAGAGATAAATCTGAAGAAAAATTAGAAACAAAACCACAAGCAGGAAAAGGTAAAATCAAAACACCAAAACTTCCAAGGATGGGGTTTTTGGGTTGGATTAAAAACTTTATTGGTAATATAATACTTGGATACTTTGCCATAAGGTTGATAAAATATCTACCAAAAATAAAACCATTACTGAAGTTTCTTGGAAATGCTGCTGACTTTGTTATTGATGTTGGTGGAAAAGTTCTGAATGGGTTAGTTACATTTATTGATTGGGGATATAAAGCAATTGATTTTACCAAAAACGCATTAAAAACTTTTGGTGGAGAAAATGCTGCAAAAACATTTGATAAGTTTCTTGGTACAGTTCAAACATTAGTCACAGTTGCTATTGCTGCATCAATTGCCACGTCATCCATGGGTGATAGTGGTGGTGGCCTTGGTGATATTATTACAGATTTTATTGGCAACAAATTAAAAAAGAAATTAGCTGCAAAAACTCTAACTAGCAAGCTAACTGGTGTTGCTGCCAAAGGTACTGGTCTTACTGTTGGAACTGCTGCTGCAATTGTTGGTGGGGTAGGTTTACTTGCATCCGCACTGGGAGAAGGATCTTTCCAAGTCAAGAAAGCATCGCAAGGTTTTGAGAAAAAGGTACATGAATTTGGTGAGGGAGCAAAAAAAGATCCCAATCCTATAACACGAACATTTAAAATGGCAACCTCTGCTTTTGTTATGCCATTTTTGAGATTCGGGAATTGGATGTTAAATGGTATTGGAGTCACTTTAGACATTCTTGGTGCTCCATTTAGATATGCTATTGAATTAATTCGATATCCTTTCTTAAGTGATGAGGATAAAATTAAACAAGCAAAGAATCTTGCAAAGTTTGATGCAAGAATTAGAGATGGTATTCGAGAACATTTTGCCGGATTTTTAAGTCCTCTGCTAAGACTTGTTGGTAAGAAAGACTGGGCAGATGGACTTGATAAAAAAGGTTCCTGGGGAAGTCTTTATGGCGAAAAGGGAACCAAAGGAATGGGGTATCGTGGCGGTGGTTCTGGTGGCCGAACTGGGCCAAGAAGGTCTGTTTCTAAATTTAGATATAAGAGAAAGGTAGTTAGAAAACCTGGAGAAGTTAAATTTGATAATCCAGGAATAGATGTTGGTGGTGAGAGTAAAATACTTGGATTATTCTCAAAACCAAAATCTTCGGGTGCAGGTCCTCTTGGTACTATTAAACAAACCGGAAAAAATTTAGGGAAAACTGATTACTTTGGACCTATTCTTGCAATAACTGCTAAAATATTAACAGGAAAAAAACCAGAACGAAAGGATTATGAAAATGTTGGACTTGGTATTAATCAGTTAATATCAAGAGGATTGAGTGATGGGACATTAAGTGGAGGTCTTGCTGCTGCCTTTGCAAATGGAGGTATGGTAGATGTTCAATCTATATTTGCCACAACCGAAGGTGGTGATATTACTAAATGGGTTGGGAGTACTTTTGAAAAAAGTATTAAAAAAAGTGCTGATAAGAGTCTGAGCGATATTGCAAAAGAAGCAAGAAAAACAGGCCAATCTGTAAACACATCAATGTTATCAGATTTTTCTTCTGCTTCTTCTGGCGGTTCAATGGGCGCTGTAACCGGCACTAATAAAGAAAAGTGGAAAGCATTTTATGCGATGGGTCAAAAGGCAGGAGCAGGATATCCAGAATTGGTAGCAGCACAATTTGCATTAGAGTCAGGTTGGGGAACTAAACTGGCTGCTAGAAATAACTTCTTTGGTATCAAAGCAACTGCATCTGACACTGATGTAACGGTTTCTAGAACAAGAGAAGTAATCAATGGTAAGGATGTATTTCTTGATGAAAGGTTTAAGAATTTTAACGAACCACAGGGAGCTGTTAATCACTTAGTAACTGAGTGGTATAAAGATTATAAAGGATACAAGGGTGTAAACAATGCACCGTCTGCTCTTGCAGCCGCTGATCAATTGAGAGCAGAGGGATATGCTACTGATCCTGCATATGCTCAAGCTCTTAGGAGATTGTTGAATCAGTATTCTGGTATTACTGGAAGTGAAAGAGATATTGGATCGATTGATGTAACATCATCTAGTGGTGGTGATATTGGTGATGCAAGATTATCTGGGGATGGTAGTCCAAAAGCAGCCAAAATTCTTGCTGGTGCTAAAAAAATATTGGGACAGGAAAATGGTGTAGCCAATGGTTGTGCAAGGACAACTAGAAGTGCTCTTGCGGCTGGTGGTCTAAAAGAATTTGGATTAACTTTTAAAGGTGGTGGAGGAAAAACTACAAAAAAAGGTGATCTGGATATACCAGTAGCTAGTTCTTGGACCAGGGGTCAGGAAGCTGCTGCATCTTTTGGTGGAAGTGATTTGGGACAAATCATTCGTAATAAATCACAGATTAAAGCCGGCGATATTATTTTATGGAGACAAACAACTTCTAGTGGAAAATATAATAAACATGCAATTACTCATGTGGGCATTGCTGCTAATGATGGATTAACAAAACAATATGATCATAGTACGAGAGGTGGATGGCAATATAGAAATCACTGGGATTCATATGCTGGAACAAATTGGTTTGCTGGTGTGAGATTAATGGATGAGGGTGGTATAATTAATAGAATGACGCCTGCTATTCTTGGTGAGAGTGGGAAACCTGAAGGTGTTGTTGGTAGTAAAATCACTCAATATTTGAATGAGATGGCTCCAGGCATTTTGCCTGCAATTATTGGTGCAGATAGCAGGCAACAGTTGGCAAGTGTGTTACAATCTATCAATGAATATGGATTTGGACCGCCTGATGAAGTATTTGTATCTGCTGATGATGTAGAAGAGGGAGATTCGTTTGAATCTGATGAATCATCTATGGCTATGGCACCTATGTCTTTTGGTGGTGGTAGTGATGATGATCCATTTGAAGCTCTTTATCAAGGTGGTTAAATATAATTAAGAGGTTATATCAAATGGCAAATCAAATCACATCAAAATCTGCAGAACCATCTCATATCAATCAACTTGATATTATATCAAATAAAAATCAAGGGGATACGGTAAGTGTTGTTGGTGGTATAACTGGATTGCTTTACTATGAAAGTATTCTTCAAGATTCTGTGAGGGCAACAGTTACTTTTGCTGATACTGGAAATGCAATTAATGATAAAACTGCATTAGAGGGCCTTCCTATTGTAGGTCAAGAGAAAGTAGGTGTTGAATTTCATGATAACAATGAAAATAAATTGAAGATGACTTTATATGTAAATAAAGTTACTCCAATGAGTAATGATACAACTAAATCTATGGTGCAACTTGACTTAACTTCAAAAGAATTTATAATGAATGAAAAAGTTAGACTAAATGAAAGGTTTGATGGAAAGATATCTGAGCATATAAAAAAAATATTAACTGATCCAAACTATCTTGGAACAGAAAAAAAAGTAGATGTTGAAGAAACTTCAAATAATTATAATTTTATTGGTAATAATCGTAAACCATATTATGTGATGAATTGGTTATCTAAAAAATCAGTCTCTGCAAAGAATCAAAAGCAAGGTGATAGTGCAGGTTACTTTTTCTATGAAACCTATAATGGATTTTTCTTCAAATCTATTGACGGGTTACTTGCTCAAGAAAAAAAGAAATCAATCATTTTCAACCAATCACCAGACGGCCGTGGTCAAAAAACTCCTAAAGGTTATGATTTAAAGGCACTTGATTTTAAAAAAGATAATGCTGTGAATGTTCAAAATAAATTGCAAATGGGTGCTTTCTCCACAAGAACTGTTTTGTTTGATCCTTTTAGTTGTTATTATGAAGTCATTACACCCACTGCAGAACAAAAAAAATCCTCTTACAAAACTGCAGGAAAAGATTTGCCAGTATTGAATAAGGAATTCGAACGAGAAGGGAGAAACAAAGAATTTTCTAGAACTACATATATGCTTCTTGATAAAGGATCTTTACCTACTGGTAGCGGCACTGGTAAAGATCAAGAACAATTAAAAAAAGCAACAGAAGAAAATTTTCAACCGAAAGATATTCTAAATCAATCGATTATGAGATATGGCCAATTGTTTGCTCAAAAATCAACCATCACAATTCCTGGAGATTTTTCTTTACATGCTGGTGATGTTATCTTTCTTGATTCGCCAGAACTAAAACCTGATGTAAAAACTGATGAAGTAAGTAAGGACAGTGGTGGTCTATATATTATAGCAGATTTATGTCATTTCATTTCTCCAAAAGAAACATATACAAAATTAAATCTTGTTAGAGATTCTTTTGGAAGAAAAGGTAATCATAGTTCAGGAAGTATTCCATTATGACAGACAGAAGCATTCAACAACATATTAATGACGACAAAGATATGCTGGAGAAAGGAACTCTATCTCCACAGATGCGTCGTCATGTAGCAGACGAGTTAGATCATCTTGAGAAGTATCAGGCAGCGCATCCTGATGAAGATCACGATCCAACAGCATTTGAAATGTACTGTGATGAGAATCCAGAAGCAGACGAATGTAGAATTTACGAAGACTGATAATACATGGAAGGCGGAGCATTATTTAATCCAGGATTTTTGGGCGGTAGTTTCCTATGGTGGGTAGGACAAATTGCCGACGATTCTACTTGGAGAGATAATATTCTTTCCGGTAAATTTGAAAATAAAAATAGTATTCCTGGTTGGGGTAGAAGATATAAAGTAAGAATCATAGGTCTTCACGATAAAGAAGAAGAGACCATTCCATCAGATCAACTTCCCTGGGCCCAAGTGATGTATCCCATCACTGCAGGTGGTGGACAGACTAATTCAAAACAAACTCCAAATCTTAGACAAGGTAATTTTGTCTTTGGATTCTTTTTAGATGGTCAGGATCAACAAGTTCCTGTTATTATGGGAGTTCTTGGTAATAATGCACAAACTGCATTAAAGACTCAAATTGGCAATAATGACTCTAACTTTGCAGCAACTAGTGGATTTGCTGAGGGAAAAGAGCCAAAAGGTCCTGCTAAAGAACAAGTTCCTGATGAAGCACTAGTAGTCACTAAACCAAAAACTCAACAACAAGTAAATGAATGTGCTCCTCCACCACCAGGAGTTCCACTTAACAAGTATGGATTGGTAGGTAGTCCCACTCAACAACAAAGAGCAGATATTGAATCTAAAAAAGCAGAACTTGCAGACAGAATAAATTCTGGAGAATTTGAGGATTTAACCGAAGCAGAAACTGCACAAATCATTGCTGATGAAATAAAACAAGCAGTTGCTACTGGCATTAAAAACAGATGTTCTCAGGCAAATTCTGCTAGTGCTCCATCACAACCTGGGGCAACAAAAGAAAACCCAGATGCAGTTCATGAAATAAGTGCTTCTGATGTAAAGAGAGAGGATAAGTATCAAGAAAAAATTGTTGTAATGAAACCTGGAAATGATAAGGTTCGATCAGCAATTAAAGCAATCCAAACTGTTATGGATGAGTTAACTCAAAAAATTAATAAGTATCTTAGTGCTCTTGGAAGTTATATTGATGCAGTATCAAACACTATATCCGATATAAAAAAACTTATTAGTGATGCTGCTTGCCAAATTGCTAAGTATATGAAAATTATTATGGATAAGATGATGGAATTTGTCTTAAAGAAGTTGAATGCAGCCTTAACAAGCGCAGTTTCAGCAATGCCTTCTAACATGAGATTTATGTTTTCGGACATGAAAGAAATTATTACTGAATTGGTTCTTTGTCTTTATGGAAAGATGACAGGAGCTCTTTGTGGACTAATTCAATCTCTTCTAGATGATGCATTGCAAGCTAGAGATTCTAATGGAAATAAAGTTCCAATGGATGAAGTAGAAGATAGGGCATTAGAAAACTTAAATGGCGAAACCAATGCTACTGCACCATTTGTTCCCATGTGTGCTGCTGAAAGTATAGTTGGAAAAGTAATTGCTTTTAATAAAGATGAAATTGATGATGCAAACAATTCTATTTTAGATAATATTAATGGTTTTCTTGATGATATGCAAAATCAAATGGCAGGAGTAGCAGACTATCTTGAAAATATTAAAGGATTAGTACCTGAAATTAATGGCAGTGTTACTTCTGCACTCTCATTTTCAAACATGTCTCTCGATATATTTGGATGTGAATTGAAACCTAATGTCGCTGTTTCAGATTTTTATGTTTTTGCAAATGGTGGTGCTTCTCAACCAGATTCTCAAACTCCTAGTGAAAAATCAGTTGATGATGCAGCAGGTCAAGCAAAACCTAACGTGAAACCATCTGATGAAATTCCATTCGCTCGACCATCAAAAGAGGAAGCAGATTTAGAATTATATTGATAGAATATAAAAAAATTATCATCAAAATATTAGATAAATATTATTACGGCAATTTGTAAATAATGGCGTTTAACATTTTTGGCAGACCAACAAAAGATGATATAAGAGTCGGATACATTGATCCCGATGGTGGATTTATTGATGGACTTACAGTTTGCGATGCCAATCTTCATGCCAAGAATAATCCTGGAACAACTTTTATTTTTAGAACCAGGGAATGTATAAAATATTTAAACATTAATGAAGTTAATGCATTAACTCCTAATGACCTGATTGGATCTTCTGGAACACTGGGATGTGAAGGTATTCAATTAGACATAGCCAGTTCTGATCTAGATCTTGGTGATCTATTTTCTCTTGATACGAACCAAGTTGCACGATCACCAAGATCTGTGTATGGGGAATCTATTGGAGGTTCTTCATCCGGCAAAAAAGATAAAAAGTGTGGACCATTAAAAGTTAATTTTTTTGGTGGAGGTGGAGTTGGTGTTCAAGGCAATCCTATTGTTGGAACAGATGGATCTCTGCTGGCAGTTGATCTTATTCGTGGTGGTTATGGGTATCAATATGCACCATTAACTAAAGTAGAAGATAATTGTGGACGAGGAGTGGGATCTGTAGTACGTTCTATCATAGGCATATCATCTGCAAGGGGTTTTCAATATTATGATGCTTTTGAAGATTTTGAAGATTATCAATTGTGTGTCTCTGATGAAGCACCTGCTGTTCCAAAATTTTCAACAGATGGTAGTATTGTTGGTATATGGGATCCTAGAGTTTATGCGAGTTTAAATGAGGATCCCATTCGTAGACAAATTAAAGAGTATCAAGAATTTTTACAGCAACTAACTAAACCTTGGTGGACGACACAAAAAGAAGCACCTTTAAAAGTTACTTCAAGTCCTAAAATAGCAAAAGGTTATAATAATAGTCGATCCTTGATTAACGTTACAGATGGACCGTATAGAGCGAGACAAAAAGCACTAGGTAGACTGGAAGGCGCAATAGGTGCAGGGCATATCTGGAATGACTTTATGAATAAGTATGCAGTATCACCAGTTCCTCCTTCCAATGCTGTTGGGAGTGATTTTGGAACATTTGATTTTCAATTTGAATGGGAAGAAGATTTCCCATATGATGGAATTTACACCATTAGAGGTTGTGGTGATGGTGAGGTGAAAGATTTATGGATTCTTCCAGATGGGGAGGAAGCTACTTCTGATAACAAATTAATGACACTTGCTGGATATAATCAAAAACCAGTAAAGAAAAAAAGAAATTATAAGGCAGGTGTTCATAGAATTTTAATAGCATTAAGAAATGGACAACAGTTTAAAGAAATACAAGAAGAAGTTGTTGTTTCTGAAGAAGTTACAGAAACTATTAATACTGTTACAAGAACATATCCAATAGATTATAAAGGATTAAATCCATCAAATGATCCAATTAGAGTTAAGGATAATGGTAGAAGAATCGAATTAAAAGATAGTGATAAAAATGATGCTAATGCAACATTTAGAATTATTTCAACTTCTTCTGGGGTCAATGCAAGATTTTCTAGTGATGGAAGAAGTCTTGAGGTTCAAGGAAGTGGAAATGTTACTATCAGATTAGAATGGGATGATAATCCTTTTAAGTATGATGTTGCTGTAGAATCCATCAGTGTTGCTAATAAAACTTGGACACAGAAAGGTAAATCTGGCAAGGAAACTGAAACTATACAAGTTACGGATGCTGGAGGAGCAATACCAGGGAGTAATAGACCTGAAGAAAAAGTATATCGAATTGAAGTTGCAGAACGTGAAAGCAGAGGTAGGGGTAAATTTGCTGGAGTTAAATCTGTTTCGGATCGTAAAATTAAATTTACGGATTCAAGCAGCAAAGTTCAACCAATTGCAGCACAGGATGATACTGATGCAGAATTTGAAATTCTAAACCCATCTCCTGGAATTCAGTATGCAAAGTTTAGAGGAAGTAATGATAACGACCTAGAATTGGTTGTTAAAGGTAGTGGTACGATCACACTTCGATTGAGTTGGAAGGATGATCCAGGTCGGAATGGAAAGGCAGTTGGTAATCTCAAAGTTGCTGGCGCAAAATTCAATCAAAGAGGTAGGAAGGGAAAGGACACTGAAGTTATTAAGATTGACACTAATGTCAGAGTGGCTGGTGGAACAGTATCTGAAACTTCTAGAACTAGAGTTGTTGCGCCAAGAGTAACAAAACTTGTATCAAAAAAAGTACCTACTAGAGCACCATGGAATGATAATCCAATGGGAGTTTCAGTTACTATTGATGCTCCATTACCCCCTATTTTACAAGAACCTATACCACCATCAGAAGATGAGTGTCCACCTAATCCATTCTGGACGACAAGATATCCTGCTAAAGACCGTTGGTGGCCAGTTAATTATTCTGATGCTATGGCAGCTGCAGGGGTAACAAAATGGTCTGATTTCTTGAGTAGATATGCAATTTCTCCTGTTCCTCCATTAATAGAAGAAGATACAGACGGTAGTGGACGCCTTTGGACAAATACTTGGGAGATAGATGCTCCGTATGATGGATTTTATCAATTTGCCGTACAAAGAGATGAGACTGCAAGAATATTTCTTGATGGCAATTTAGTTTTTGATGTTACAACAGCAGGTGATGCGATATGGAAAAATCTTAGAAACAAACCAAAGTTACAAAAAGTTTTTATAAAAAAAGGAAAACACACAATTAACATAGAACTTTCTCAAGAGAGATTTGAAACGTATACTTGGGTTGATGCTAAAATATTCAGAACTAGAGATTGGCAAGAGGCAGCCAAACCAACTGGAGCTAAAACTGTCGATGTTAATTTCCAAGTAACAACTAGCGCAAAATTTGCAAATGGAGTTGAACTTGTTGGTGAATTTGCTGTTAGGAAAACTCATGGTGGACCTCAACTCAATGAGTCAAGAACAAGAAGAATAGAAACTGGGAGAGTATATGATGTAATTTTTAAAACTCGTGGTACTACTAGTTCTTCTAGAAGTGTCCAAAAAGGAATACCAATTGAGGTAGCAGAACCTGGAAGCAGAGGTAGGGGTCCTCTTGCCGTTATTAAATCTGTTTCGGATAGTAGAATTAGATTTACGGATTCAAAATTCCAAATGGATACTGATGCGTCTTTTAGAATCCTAAGAAAAGATGGACCCGATTATGCAAGGTTTAGTAATGATGGGTCTCAATTAATCGTAAAGGGTAAGGGTACTGTTACTCTTGAATTGGAATGGGATGATGATAAATCACGAAATGGAAAAGCAGTAGGTAACATTAAAGTTGCTGGTGAGGCATTTAGACAGACGGGTAACTCAGGAAAGGTGACTAAAACTATTAATGTAGATGCTACTGAAGTTAGTGGAGGGCAGAGTGCCAGAGCTAAACTCAAAAATTCTGGTAACAACGTAATTAGAATGGAAGATTCTAAGGACAGTGATTACAATGATCTTGTTATAACTTCAAGTCTGGGTAGATTCTTTGATATTAGAGGTAATAGATGTAAATTTATGGTTGACTTTGCACACTCTTCAAATGCAAATAAAGTGGTAACAAGAAAAGGTGGTGATGTAACCTATACAGGACCAGAAATTTTCCATTTCAAACATCCTGCATGGAGTACATTTATGAATAATCACTCTGTTTCTCCATATCTTCCACCAATAGATCAAAATAATCCTGAAATTAATGCAACGAAACGATATACATGGTCAAATGTTAATTTCCCAGTAGATGGTCAATATAAAATTGCATTCCAAGCAGATAATTTTGCAAAACTTTTCATTGGAGGTGTGCATGTTGCAACAGCCAAACAATTTAATGGTAATGTTGTTATAGATGGATTTAACATGGACGCGGGTGTTTATGATATTGTTGTTGAAGCAGGAAATACTGCAGATTCTGACAATATTTTCAAAAATAATCCTTCTGGATTTGCTGTTGTTATTCAAAAGAAAATAAAAGTTTCTACAGGAAAGACAGTATCTTGGGTTAAGAATCCACTTGCAATTTCTGCAATTTTAATTCCTCCACCTTGCCCCAAAACTATTAGGGGTAAAGGAACTGTAATTGATGTTATTGTTGAGGATCCAGGTAATGGATATCCAGTTCCTCCTCCACCAGATTTACCTCCAGAGCAACCAGGATATCCTGTTGCATTGAAACTAAAGACCGTTGAAATCATTACTCCTGGCATTAACTATAATTGTGGAGAAGATGAACTAGTAATTGAACCAAGCAATGGTGCTGAATTGGAATATAAATGTGATACTTTTGGTAGAATTTCTCAAGTGATTGTTTCTAATCCAGGTTTTGGATTTACTTCTACACCTACGATTACAATGAAAGGAAAAGGTGGGGAACCAACTCCAGGTGTTAATGCAACCTTTAGACCACAATTTGAAGTGATAAGAGATCCTATTGTTGTTGATAGAGATAAACTTATTCAGGTTACTGATTTGGTTGGTCTCAAACAAACTGGTTATGTTGATGGTCGTGCATATTATGGTGCTGTCTTCTATAAAGATGGTGTTCGTTTTGCTGGATATTATGAAACAGCTGGACAACTTGTACAAGTTTATGATACACTACAAGAGAGCATTGATGCTACAGTTACTACACCTGCATCTGCAATTGAGAGATCTGGTACTGATGTTACCAGTAATGATCCTAGACTCGACATTCCAAACACTCCCGATGAATTGATTTAGATCGATTAAATAGTTCTCTATAAGCAAATAACCAATGGCCATCCCAAGACATTCTGATAATGATCGATTAGCTGGTTCAGAAAATCGTACAGATACTGCTAAGCAAAACTACACTGCCTTAACGTATGGAAATGATAAAGGATCAATCAGTTTTGGCCAGATTCATAAACAAGGAGATGTGACTGCAGGAGTTTTACTTAATACTCCTGATGGTACTCATCAACTTTCTCTGGATATTGATGGTCCAAGAAAAGGTTGGACATCATCAACCTCTCCCGGAAGTTTTCAACTTGAGTGTGGGTCTGCTAATGAAGAAGCACAAGATAGTTTGCTATTGAATGCAAAAAATGGTAATATAACTATTGTTGCAACCAATGGTAAAATCAGATTGCAGGGAACTGATATTGAATTAGTTGCTGTTGGTGAAGGTGGTTCTAAAGGTAATGTTCAGATAACAGCAACTGAAAATATTTTATGTGATTCTAAAAAGTTTTTGGTTACTGCATCCACAAGTTATAAAATTGTTTCTCCCGGAACTGGAGAAGTTTGTGCTAATGGATGCTTAAAAATGTATTCTTCTATAATTCGTGGAGTCACTGATGCATGTTCAGTTAAAGATTCTAAAGTTGGTGGACAAAGTTTTCAAAAACAGTGTGTAAAAGTATAAGGAGTAAAAATGTCATTTAATTTCGACGATCTTATGGTTGGTGGCCAATTAAAAACTGGTCAAGGTCTTGTTCCTGCTATTGGAGAAGGTAATAAAAAAATTAATGGATCAATGTATGCTGAAGGGCCAATTGTTTTTGGAACCTCTACAACATTCCCTACAGCATATGCAACAGTCAATATTGGTCCCTTATCAAACCCTGATCCAGATTCAAAAACACCATTTATTCCGGGTGGAAATTGTTATGGTGGTGTAGCAAATCCATTTTCACTAGCAGTGAGTGGTGCTGCAGGATTTATGGATGCGGTTCAAACAAATGCAGATGTGACTGTTGGAGGCAATCTCCTTGCTCAAGGAGAAGTAATGTCCCGTTGTGGTGGACATATCTTATCTGCAAAGAAAAACTTTGATATTCCTCACCCAACTAAAGAAGGATGGAGACTTCGCCATACCTGTCCAGAAGGACCATCAAACGATGTTTACTATCGTGGTAGAGTGTCGGGTAAAAAAGAAATAGTTCTTCCAGCATATTGGAAAAACTTGGTTGATTGGACAACTATTACAGTTAATCTTACTCCAATCGGATCTCATCAAGATGTAATTGTAAAACGAATTGATGAAGACAAGATTCATCTTCAATCAAAAGGTGGTATGCCCATTGATTGTTTCTATCACATCTATGGAACCCGTGCTGATGGCGAAAGACTTATTCCAGAATATGAAGGTCAGAGCCCAGCAGATTATCCAGGAAACAATGATGAATATTCTGTTTCTGGATACCACTACGATCGTAAAAAATAAGGAGATTCAACATGGCAGGTCAATTTGTAAAAAAAGATACTAAAAATAATAATTGTGATGATCCAGTAACTGGAGTTAAACATCCTAGTTTTGATTATATTCATAGAACAACTACAGGAGATGATGATTATCCTGATGATGCTTGTGATATATTCCTTCAAGTAAAGGGAAAATTTGATGCCATTAATGTTGTCAATGGTGGTGATGTGAATGTAGAAGGGGATGTAATTGCTAATGAAGTGAGTGCTGGTGGCATTACCCTTACCTCAAGAAAAGACTTTGATATTCCTCACCCAACCAAAGATGGATGGAGACTCAGACACGTTTGTTTAGAGGGTCCAGAAGCAGGAGTTTACTATCGTGGTAGGTTGACAGGTAAGAATGTCATTGAACTACCTGAATATTGGAGAGGCCTCGTTGATGCAGAAACGATCACGGTAACTTTAACTCAAATCAAGACAACTCAAGATCTGATTGTTGATGATATTGATGGATCATCTAGAATTAAAATTAAATCTGGCAATGCATCAGCAATTGATTGTTTCTATCTTGTTCATGCAGAGAGAAAAGATGGTGAGAAATTAATCGTAGAATATGAGGGTACGACCATCGATGATTATCCTGGAGACAACTCTCAATACACTCACAACAAATAGGTTGACAGCAGACCCAGGACACCCTATAATAACTAGGTAATCAAACGAACCCCATGCAAGACGAGTACCTCACACGATGCGTTGTGGATCCCGTGTCCCGTAAGTTCTTCCTCTACTCCAATGAAGGTGAAGAACGTGTCGTGGATTGCGATACCGTGGATCAGTTCATGGCAGTGCTTGAACTCTGCCGTGATAACCTGGACGAAGACACACTTGCGTATACCAATCCCCTCTGAGCAAAATTAGCTTTAGCTTCCATTTTTGGGGGTAAAAAAATCCGGCAAAAATTTTGCTCCTATTACTTTTTTATGAATTATTATTCGTCAGATCTTTACAAAAAAATTCTAGAGTGCTACGATTATGAGACCAGAAACCCGACAATCTATGGAAATGTTATTCGCAGCGAAATGGAATTTACCCAAAGCAGCAAGGAACTGCAATCTGACGGACAAGGAGATGAAAATCACGTTCAATGAGTATTGCCGTCTGAATCCTCCTACCTGGGAAGGGGAGTGATTTTTTGCGAGTGTGGCGGAATCGGTAGACGCACCAGACTTAAAATCTGTTGACTGTTAAAGTCGTGGGGGTTCAAGTCCCCCCACTCGCATTACCCTAAATATAGTGGGGTATCCGATAAACCCATGAAATACCGCATAGACACGAAATATGCTTGGTATGATCATGAGGGAGATCA